AGACGCTAGGGCTAGGAGTGTTTTATTTTCGCGATCTAATTCAGGAATATCAACAGAACCGTCCTCGGTTTTAGCCAGTAATCCTAGGCCTCGATGACAAGCACAATACTTACCGCCAACCATCTCTAAACACCAGTAAACTTCGTCAACCGTTAACTCATGCGCGCCTCTTAAGATATCCGCGCAAGTGTCCAAATATGTCTCATCTGTTGGGAAGCCTTGGGTCTTCTTTAGTTCTGCCCATGCTTTTTCAGGGCTAAGCATTCGTTCTCGTGCAATCTTGGCAAAAGCCCTCTCAAGGACATGGCTGTACTCTTTACAGAAATCATCAGTAAGTTCTCCCTTGGCCAGATATTCCTCTCTGATCTCTTGCGTGCCTCCAAACATGGCATGAAAGTCTGCTGCTAAAGCCACCTTTCCATCCTCAGTAAGAAATGGTTTTGCAACCTTTAGTTTATCCAGAAGAGTCCTGCTAAGAGAAGGAGGAAAGATATTATTTGCAATTGACCAGTTATATTCCTCTCTTGCATACCAGAACTCGTCCTTGGGATTAAGTATGCCCTTCTCCCAATAAGCAATTTGAGAGTTGTGATATGGGATTCTCCAGCCTTTAGCCCAATCGTGTCCGTTCTGCTGAGATAAGTTTTGTTGAACCCGCCAGTTTTTATCTGCCTTCCCTATTGCTATGCGAGCGTTTAATCGCTTAGCCTGCCTTTCAGCGAAGGTGGGCCGAGTTTGTTTGTCAGCCATGAGTCTAAGTCGTATTAAGGGGCAGCCCCTTGGATGGTTTAAATATAACCGCCTTTTTACGAAAGTGCCATGCGTAGCACACAGGATGCAATATTAGCAAGTAGCAAATATCAATTTGTCATAGGTATTTTTCTTAAGTTGCACTATGCGCGCATGTGAGGTTTACTAAGCCGGAGTAGGGTTACCCCTTTGATTGATTTAAAAAAGGAAAGGGCTGCATACGAAATGCTCCGATGGGCTCATGAACATGACCGCGTCATAAGTTCCGAGGCCCCTTTCGACCTTCACCTAGCTGAGAGTGGTTTCTATACCACGCATCAAAAGAGACGCAGCGATGCCGCTTTAGATGCAGACGACTTAGCACGCCCTTATGAAACTAGTCCTGAGCTTGCAGCTTTTAGGGCCTTAGAAGACATGGGGGTCTACACCCAAGAAGATGGCTACTCACCAATAAAAGCAAAAGAAAGTTATTACACACGTGAACTCAAGCGAAGAACTATCCGAAAGCGCCCTGCTGGATCAAGAACACCGAGAGGCGCTGCAAAACGTAAAAGATCGCGCCGCATTCTTGGCTTCTTCGGAGTCTGAGCACCAACAGCAATTCTACCTTTTACGCCTTTACACGCAGGATATCAATTGCCCTCTTAGGGACAAAGAAATTCAAGGCCTATTAATAGAAGCTAGAAACAATCTCTCTGGTGCTGCTCGTCCTCGGATGAAAGGAGAACGTATGGATACGACTCCGACACCCTGGGTATGGCAAGGCATCGTTATGGCAGGGACCACCAACCTTTTAGTTGCACCTCCCAAAGTAGGAAAGTCTGCTCTGATGATTGGAATGGTTGCTGCTTGGTGGCATGGAAGGGGCTCCTACCTAGGTCATAAATTACATGGCGAATGCCCACCGGTTTTTATCGTAGGAACAGACCAACCAGAGAATGATTGGTTTACTCTTTTAAAACGAGAAGGTTTAGTTTCAAGTGATGGTGGATTAAAAGATCCCATCGAGATGCTTTGGCATACAGGATCTCCATTACACCTAAACGAAAAAGGAATCGCAGAACTAGAGCAAATAGCAAACGATAATCCAGGCGCTTTATTCATACTCGACAGCTACCACGCCTGCGTGAGTCCTCTTGGGATAGACGAAGCAACAAGCGCATTTGATGGCCCGGCAAGAGCGCTCGGTTCTGCCTTGGCTCCTTCGCAAGCAACCTTAGTAATGATCCATCACACAAATAAAAGCGTCGCAGGAGGTAACGCAACAAACGCAAGCAGAGGGAGCAACGCGCTCCCTGCAGCCGCAAGCTTGACGATCCTCATGAACTGGTTGAGACAACCAACTGAGGGTCAAACACAAACCGATTATCGCGTGGTTCTTAAAACGCAAGGAAGAGCTAAGGGAACAACAATGGTCGCTGAACTATTAGACGACGGATGGATTACTCATGGTGATGGCGAACAAGCAATGGCTCAAGAAGCAAGAGCAGAGGCAGAGCTTGAACTAACGGGCCGACAAGCAGACGTTTTTGATTACGTTAATGATCGATGGGACGTTGGCGAGTTTCCTGTAACAGCTAATGAGATATGCGCGCAATTCAGTCTTGAAAGAAACAAAGCAAATAGAACACTTGGGCAGCTAGTAAAGAAAGCTCTAATTGTTCGCTGTGGAGAAGCTGAATCGACGCTCGATGGTGGACGACCTGCGTCCCTATATCGACCAAATATACCCCTCCCAGAAAACCCTATGAAAAACGTACCTAACGTGACAAACCCCTCACGCGCATACGAAATAAGTAGTTTGTCACCTTTTTCACGTTATATACATGTTTCTGAAGGAGGGGGGTATGTCACACCCACCCCTGGGACTCCTGTTGAACGTTTAGTAAACGACAAATGGGAGTCTGGATGGCTCATACAAGATGGCAAAAATCCACATGCCATCACTATTACCCAATTAGGAAACACCAAGCTCCGCATCCGCAATATGCGTCTTGATGTGGACTTGCGGTTTTGTTCTTCACCTTTCCCAAAAAATGACACAACAGATGTGGAGCCCGATAGAGGGACTCCAGTACTTTCAATCGATTCACCGTTACCGAATGAAGGAGACATGGATGGCATACAACGTGACTCAAGTGGTCGACCTGAGATCCGATATTGCGAAGAGAGAGATGGAGAAAACCCGATCTGAATGGGAGCCCAGAGGAAACACCGTTCATGCTTGTTTGGAAGCTTTTCTTTTGGGTCTTCCTTACGATCCTGGTGCTTACAAAGAATGGGTCGAGCCCCTCCTGGCTTATGACCTATGGAACCGATGGGAACCAGTCGCTGTTGAATTTAGAATGGCCGATACGCGTTACTGCATCGCAGGGTCAGCCGATTGCATTCTTCGCCATAAAGAAAATGGCAAGTACGCATTAGCTGATTTAAAAACGCTTAGTAAGTCAGGAAGGAAACGTGACATCTCTGCCCAACTTGGTGGATACCTTTCACTTTTAAGCCAATGCAAACCAGAGATTCAAATCTCTAAATGCTTTGGAATATGGGCTAAACCCAACGAAACATTCACGACTCGTTATGACCCTATCGACTGTCGAGATATATACGACAGGCAAAGGCATTATTTCTTAAAACAACAACCACAAATTTAAAAAATGATCTCCGACATTCACTACCAACAACGTCCTCTGTTCCCAGGCAAGCAAGCCAAAGAGAAAGGAATGGAACAAGGCAACAAAAACTCTGACGAAGACTTCAAGCGCGTTGCTACAAAGGCCATCCATACCTATGCAAAGAGTAAGGAGTTTGTTACCGCTAACGATGTATGGGACACCCTCGATACTCTTGGAATTACGACGCATGACAACAGAGCGCTTGGGTCTTTATTCCTGAAAGCAGCCAAGAATAAATGGATCGAAAAGACAAATCAAACGATCCAAAGCAACCGCGAAACTCGTCACGCTGGTGATGTAAGAGTATGGCGTTCTCTTTTGTATAACCCTGCTATGCCTACTTAGGCTTGACAAGGGGCAGCCCCAAGGCATGATCAAACCGTAACCACAATGCAATGCACGAACTACGAAAAACAATCTTTATATGGGCCCCTTTGTGCCTTGCTGTATATGGGCTTTCTGCCTATTTGGAGCATGATCCTCACGAGTTATCTCACCATGAGCTTATTAAATCGTCTTCGCTTACTATTCCTACTTCAAGCCGAGAAGAAAAAGAAGGAGCCTCCCATCTCCTTCACCGTGGCCCCTTCTATTCCGAAGAATAAGAAGAAGAGCCCAGTTCCTCCTGATGAATACAACGACTTACTAACGGAAGGTCAAGAGGTTGATTCATGGGACATTCTCCTCGAAGACGTAAGGACACGTGAGCTAATGCGAAACCACCTTGAAATTTGTTTTTTAGATGATGCCTAAGCACCAACCCCGCCATTCAGAAGACCTGCTTAATTCCCTGCCTCGTATCCTTACTGAAATTAGAAGGATTAAAGCTGACATAGCAGCAAAAGAAAACCAGATAGAGGAATTAAAGCTGGATCTAGAAGACCATCGTTATTACGGCAATATCAAAGACAATAAATATTCCTTTGAAGGCGTAACGGTCACGCGTAAAAAAAATCCAAGCAAGTACAAATTCACCGACAAGGTCTCCGAGCTAAAGGAAAAGCTAAAACTCCGCAAGGAGCTGGAGATAGAAGATGACATTGCGACTGAACTCCCACGTACTTACTCCTGGGAAGTTCGAGTTAGCAAGAAATGAATACACAGCAGCGCATCGAAAATGCCGCCAAACGAATCGAAGAACTAAAGCTCCTTATCTCCCACTGGAAAGAACATGACGAAGCCCATCAATGTGAACATAGTGGGAGCTCCGATAGCACAAGGGAGCCTGGTGGGTAACCCTCGCTTTGGTGGTCTTCGATATAGCAATGACAAAATTCTGAAAGAGTGGAGAGGGAAAGTTATCGATGCTCTTGCGACAGCTATGCCTCCCGACTGGAATATTGATGCTGCTATGAAAGTAAGTGCTCAGTTTAGATTTGTTAGACCTAAAGCGCATATTGGTGCAAAAGGAGTTAAACCTTCAGCCCCAAGGCATAAAACGACAAAGCCCGACCTAGATAAAACGGTCAGGGCTATAGGCGACTGCATCGAACAGTCCGGTGTTAGTCGTAACGATAGTCAAGTTGTGATGTGGCAAGTATGTAAAAGGTGGTCCGAAGATCAAGAACCACCTGGCGTTGCTATTACAATTACTCCTTTGGTTTAGTGCCGAGGGATAGATAGCCCCAATCTGGACCCGCCTTATTTACGACCATCAATCGCTTTTGTATTCGGCTGCTCCTCGGCGAGGGGGTTATCCTTCCTCTTCTTCGCAACAAGGGCACGTAGGCGGGTGCATAGGCTTCTCCTGCAAGATACAAGTCATAATCATCATCGCTGCTTTGCCGCCGGTTTGCTCGTTATTAAAAAGCATCGTGACCCCATGATCACTTTCTTCTCCTTCTACGTCAGCTAAATCCTGCATCCAGTGAATACCATCTTCAAAGATGGCAACCGCTGTGCTGTAAAAACATTCAGCGTCATGGTCGTGCATATTGACCTGACCCATACAAAAGCCAATCCCAAATTTCTTGTCTTCTACAATGACTGCTCTGTAATCAGCTAGGTCAAGACCAGCGACCTCAAAACCAAGGTCTATGTAGTCTGAGAACTGTTTTACATTTGGTCCTAATACAGGGGGAGCGTCTTTCCTGAACTTTGGCTTGGTTGCTTTTTGGGTTGACATGATTGGATTCCTCTCGGATAGATAAGAAAAGGCCCCGAAGGGCCTGGTTTAAGTTAAAGCGAAAAATACAATAGCTGCTAATGATGCGATTAACAGAGATTGAAATTCTTCTTTGCTGTTTTTGTAAGCCTGGTAAAGCTCAGGCTTGTTGGTGCGTGAAGTGATTTTCATTTACCAAGTACCTCTACAAGGTCAAGGTCTAATACTTCGATGTCATAAGGAGGTTGGCGCTTTAGCTCCTCCTCGAACATTTCAGCAGCAGATCCTCTTGTTACGTTTACCTTTTTGATCTGGTGACCAAGTAAGTCATTTAAGATCCGGTTTCCTCTTGGAGTGATTGAAGCAAAGACAATCGTCTTAGTTTCGTTTTCGTACTTCTTAGCGAAATCGTAAGCCATTTAAAACTCGTGATTGGTAGTGCCTCTCGGCAATCACAATGTAGCTCAAGGGGTAGCCCCTTTTACTATGGCGACATAATAAGAAACAATTAGCTTTTCTCCTCCTTTAGGTCGTCAAGAAGCTCATCAGCCATCTCTTCTAATCCTTCATAGTTGTTGAACATAGGATGGTCCTTTCTATGACGACCACTCAAGACTAAGAGTTGCTCCATCCGCAGTATTTTTGCTTTCAGCATTTCAAGCTTTGCTTTTTCTGATTCTTTCATTAAGACCTTGTAGACGTACTGTCTCCTCAAGTCTCGCTTGAGCTATTTCCAATCGGTTCAGTCGATGGAATATCTCCTTAGTCAGCTCGGAGTTTTTGCGTACTGTCATCGCTCCAAAAACAAAGAGTCCTGAAACTAAAGCAGCAATAAGCTCGTTCACTAGTAGAAAAGAGGAGGTGTTGTTAGATTAGATTAGTTTTACTACTTAGGCATAATGACCGAAACGCCTCCTCAAAAGCCACCTGAAAAGAAAAAAGGTGTAATAAACAAGCTTCAGGAGATTACACCGGATAAGGAAGAACAGATCCAAATCATCGGTGTTGCAGTCCGTTTGGGAATTGTGATCTGGTCAGGATTCTGTCTCACATTGGCGTATATAGACCTGCCAGGCTTTCCTAAGCAGACCTTCGACCCGACCTTCATAGCCAGCGTGTTTACTGGAGCACTTTCCAGTTTTGGCTTAACCACCTCCAAAGGCAAAGGAAATGGAGGAGGCCTAACCAAAGAAGATATAGAAAAGATGATGGCTGCAAACAAAGCAACAGCTGGTGAGCAAGTTATACGTGTACAAACTCCGCTTAAAATACAATCACCAGATGGAGAAATTCAACAAATTGTAGAAGCACCTGCAAACCCTCCCACGAAGAAAGCATGAAACGACTCCTTCCATTCGCTTTATTTTTAACAACGCCTGCGGCCTTTGCAGATATAAGAGCTGAGTATCGGACCTCGGCTCAAATAAGTATTGAGGCTCCTTATGTAGTGACCAACAGAGCAGGGTCTAGCTACAGCCTTTCAGGGAATAACATCACTCCTTCTGTAACCGTTGGAGACACAACTACCAGTGGGAAAATCGGAGGGCTGAACCTTGGCTCGCTTAGCAACGGTCTCCCGGCCTTATTGCAGACAGATACAACTATAACTACAGCTGGATCGGCGTTTTCAAAAACAGAATCGGTATTTGTAGGCGATTCTACCCCTACTGCTGTCACTCCTAGCTCTGGGATTGCAGCCTTGCCGGTCCTTAGTGGACAGACAACTCTAGGATCAGGAGGAACTGCTGGATCACTTGCCCTGACTTCTTTGTCTAGCGGCGTTCACACTTGTGCTGCTGGTGGCAGTGGTACTAGCTGCATCGGTTCAACAACGGTTAGCATTGAAATTGACTAAATGGCTATTGATATTAGTTACTTTATTAGGTTCCAGATCCCTTGCTGCGCCTATAATTCCGCAGTTCAGAAGTGGTACACTTACCACAAATTCTACATCTGAAAGTATAATTAATGAGACAATTACAAGCCATAATTATCGAACAGGGTATTCATATTCTGCTTCTGGACATAACATAAAAGCCAATGATACTTACATTAACCCAACTCCAACTGCAACCTCTACACAAACAATTAATGGGGTAAACTTCAATTGGACTTCACCTTCATTGGAAACAACTCCTCGTTTCGAAATTGTAAACGAAGGCCAACCTTTCTCTCTGGTAGAGACAATGATCTCACCAGGATTAGAGACAATAACAAACGTAACCAGAACCATAACTACCACAACAACTACAGAAAGCATCTCCGTATTTGGTCAGTAATAATATTATTTTTTATCCCGATAAAAGCTTATGCAAACACGACTGTCGCCTCTCCTCAAAGCAATAGTAGTGGGGTTGTAAATAACAACGCCACAATGATTACACCGGGTCTTTGGCCTACTAATCGTTATTCCCAAGGCATCCAATGCGTGGGTCCAAGTATTACCTTCAGTCCTTTCGTCACGAGTGGTCATACTTATGCCTTACCGAAAGTTGATGTGACTCGTCAGAATATCTACAACGAAGACACAGGTGCCATTAAATATGTTCAGGAAACACCCAGATTTGAAAAGGAGAATTTTTCAACTAATCTCGGAGCCTCTTTGCAGTTTAATATCCCATTAGGGAGAGGCATCGATCTTTGTCATGATGCTGTAAGAATAAATATAGAGAACCAACAATTACTAAACAAAAAGACTCGACTAGAAATATCCCTTCATTTACTGGAGCACTGTGCAAAGCAAGCCAAGTTAGGCGTGACCTTCAAGAAAGGCAGCAAGTATGCCGTAGTTTGTGAAGACGTTGTTGTTACTGTTCCTCCTAATCAGACTTTGCCTCATCGTCATTCTCTTTCTTCTTCCCAGTAAGCTTATTTACTAAGTTTTTCACGATAGGTTTGACAAGATTAAGTAGGAGTGGAGCAGAGGCGGCAACCAGAGCAATAGCAGCAGCATTAGCAAGAGCAGGAGCCGAAGGGATGAACTGCTCAACAAAGTTAGTTGATTCATATTCAGTGATGCATCTCTTCCCATCTTCAGAAAGGCGATGTCCAGAGACACGTTCCAGTTTTTTATCGTTACGAAAGTCGCCAACCCTCTGATCGTTAACGCCAGGACATTCAACAAAAGGATCGTCCTCTTCTTCTGTTGGTATATCAGGGATCTTGGGCTCTTCTGCTTCTGGTAACGGAGGCTGCTTCTGTTCTGTTGGCGGCTCCTCCTCTATAATTGTTATGTTTTCCTTATCGTAATTCATAGGCCAAAAGTGAGGAATCTCACCTTCGGGACACGTTGCATAGACCCCATTAGGATCGTCTATTAAAAGGTTGGGATTTAAATTTTGATCTCTATGTTGATAGCTACAACCAGGAATAACAGCAGGAGTATCTATAGGCGTTGGGGTAAAAGGAACATAAACAAAAGGAACCTCTATCTCAGGAATCCTGATCTCAGGTATTTCCACTAAAGGGATAATGCCGGACCTGTCATTTTAGGGAGCTTTTTATCAATAGCCGATGGCATCATCTTCTTAAGATCTCCCATGATAGCCTTCTTAATCTTTGCCTGACCATGTGGGCTAGTCACGTACTTATAACCAAAGTAAGAACCGCCCGCCAAGCCTGCTGAAAGTAAGAAGGCTAAAACAGCCACGCCGTCTAAGATTTTCCTTACCATTTTAAAATAGTTAATATGTCTACATAGTAGAGACAATTTATGTTTGAAGAAGCCGCCGTACAAAAAGCAATCTTCAAAGCTTTAACAGTTGGGGTTTTTATGGTTTTAGGTTTAACAGTTTGTTTAACGCCTTTATATTTAATCGGGTCTAGCTATTCAATCCAAGTACAAAAGCATAATTAAGGCTCAGGTGGCAGAGAGCCATTTGCTGTAATCTCTTTCCAAGATGTAGAAGGTTCATCCCAATAATAGTTTTTTCCATCAGTAGGGAAAAGAACAGGTGCTTCCCATAAGCAACTGTCTGGGTTTAATTTCCAACTTGGATTAGGTTGAGGTGGGATGAAAGCATCTTTATCTTTATCGTATGTAAAGCCAATACCTGCATAGTTTTTTCTAAGAGGTTTTTTATCGGAACTTATATACTTTCTAGGTGGATCAGTATCAGGTTCATAATGTTTACCTCCATAAGTGTTATATGAAGTTTGAACCCATTTGTCTTTATCAGGCAGCTTATCAATAAACTCCTGTTCTGCGACAATGACGTTGGTGACTTTGCCGTCTTCAACTTTTGCGAAATGTGACATAGGATTAAACAGCGTACCTAAAAATGACTACACCTGAACCACCATTAGCGGCGGATCGGTTAACACTTGGGCCTTTAGCCCCTTCTCCTGTATTGGCAGCACCTGCAACCGCATTGTTTGCCCAGTAGCTCCCATTACCTCCGTTACCACCTGCGGAATATTCAACAGTCGTTGAGCCGTCAACAATATCTGAGTTTAAACCCGCGCCGCCTGCGCTTCCTGTATTTCTCCAAGCAGCATCTTGTGCAGCTCCACCGTATCCGCCACCGCCAGCACAACCGTTGTCACCTTGGTTTAAAGCTCCAACATAACCACCCACATTTCCTTGACCTGCAACTGATACGCCACCAGCTCCACCGCTAACTGGGTTACCTCCTCCTCCTGAACCTCCTGAACTTCCAGCGGCGCCTGATCCCCAACCGCCACGGCCACCGCCTTTAAAGACACCGCTATTGAAATGAGTTGCTCCTATGTCTCCTTGTAGTCCTGCAGGAACAGTTGTATCACCACCATTAGCAGCCGCTCCACCCGCTCCAATAACTATTGCATAAGTACCTGCGGCAATAGATGAAATAGTGGCCGCACCTGAGCAACCACCGCCGCCGCCTCCGCCGCCTCCTCCGCCATTACCACCTTGACCAGAAGAACCGCCGCCAGCACAGGCAATCATGGTTACGTTGGAAAGAGTAAGACCACTTGGAACCACTAAATCACCTGAGCTATTAAATTTATGCACTTTATAATTTGTGCCTCCGCTTGAATATGTCGTTACTGTCCCACCTGTAGCGATACCTTGAACAGTTTTACTAACGCTATTTTGTGACGGTGTTCCTGAAATGTCGTTATTTTTTATGCTAATAACAATAGTGTCGCCGACTGATTGACCATATACAGCCGCAGGAGTTGCAACTGTAGCCGTACCACTGGAAACCGCCTGAGCTGCAACAGTAGCCAGGACTGTGCTCCCCTCTTTATATACAACATCAATTGTTGAGGTATTACTGGAAACAGTAAGAGTTAAATTTCCTGTTTGTCCTGATTCAATATTTCCGCTAACGCCATCAAGACTAGGCACTTGATGAGTAAAGACCCAATCTTGACCGTTGTAATATTCAAAGCTTTTAGTTGTTGTATTGACTCGACAATCTCCGATACTTGGACTGCCTGGACGTTCTGCCGTAGTACCTGTAACGAACTTGCCAGCCTCGGCATCGGCCCAGCTCATGCCTCCTGTAGCGGTGCTGTCTTTCTTTATATATTGACCGTTAGAGCCACTATTGGAAAATTTAAGACCTTCCTCGCCTGCTTGAGTTAATCCCATTAGTCGGCCTCCTCTGGGGTATTACCTGCTTCTAACCAGGCTTTATATTCAATATAATCAGTGTTTGCGTCATCAAAAGGGATACAAGCATTATCTGCTTTCCGTAAGATTGTCTTTGTGGATTCCTTTTCTGTAAAAGGATCTATTATTTTTTTATAAGTCATAGTTAAAGCTCCGCAGCGGCTGTCCAATAATAGACAGAAGGAGCATCGCCAGCGGCAGAAGATGATGATTGATTAAAAGTACATCTTTCTATACCTATACCACCTGCAACGATTGTTGCTCCACCATCATCAAATTGACCCGTAAGTGTAACTGTTGGCGCAGCTCTCATTGTTTCTCTAAACATAACATTTGCGTTTCTTAATCCACCTGTACGAGTCAATAGAAGTTTGATCCATTCTGTACTGGTGTTTACATCATTAACACCAGCTTGATAGTAATATCTACGACACTCTTTCAATTCATCAGAATACTTTTTATGATCAAATTCCGAGGCGTATTCCGAAGCTTCTAATTGAACGGCTGTTATTTGCCATGTAGCGGCATTGGTAGCTACTAAATGAGTACAAGAACTAGTAGTAAAATCATTTGTAGCCAACCATGAACCAGTTGAGGCGGCGTCAAAATTAGTACCACCTCCGAAATCCCATCCCACCGATAAACCTTTTCCTGTGGTAGTCAACCAAGTTCCGCTAGTATCACCTGTAAAAGTTATAGTTTTTTTCTCCCAGGTATCAGCAGCAGAAATTGCATAAGTTTGAACATTTGCTCTGTCATAAGCACCATTTCTTATACAAGCAGCAAAAGTTCCTGTCAAACTAGATTTAACCCAGAAAGACAAGGTAACAGTTTTCGCTCCAGCAGCTCCCCATCCCAACTGAGCTGAATTTAAACCTTCAATATGCTGTTGTAGTAGGTAATAATCAGAAGCCCCAGGAGTTGTAGCTGCTAAAGATGTAACTTTAAGACTCTTTGTAAATCCTGTTGGGCCATCTGCTACCTGTTGAGCTTTGACCTTTGAAGCTTGTGACAAATCAAATTTAAAACGATCAGTAACACATTTTGCATGGACTGGAGTCACTTCAGTTCCATTATTTCTTTGATCTATAGCTTGAGAACCATTAATTATTAAATTTCTACCTGGAATATTAGTGATATTTGCAGTACAAGTATTGCTACTCGCTGTGAGACTAATAGCCGCTCCTGTGCCGCTGCTTGAACTAATATTATCTTGGTCAACTACAGCCATTTTAATTTACCTCCTTCATGTTGGCTTAGGGTTATCTGATTTAACTTTAGCGATCGCCTCTTGCCACTTTGTAGTTCCATTTACTTTGTCCCAGTATTGAAGATCAAATTGTTCTTGTAGTGATGGATAAGCTTCAGCTCTATCGGTTTTATATTTAACTTTTGCGGCCTCTGTGTTTAATTCAGTTCGTGCAGCATTTATTTTAGATTGCTCAATAGTTACTTCTTTCCAATCTTTATCAAAGGCTTTTTCTCCTAGATGTATGACCTCTGGATAAGCTTTATATATTGCAGCAAAATCTAACATCAGCTTACCTCCATTAACAATATTGAACTCTCAACGGCATTGGCATATACGTTATTGTAACCAGCAACTAGATGTGAAGAAGGTCCATTAAGAACAGCATATCCGCTATTAACATACCATTGACATTTATAAGTTACTTCACTTGTCGTATTAGGTTCATCCATGAATGCTGTACTCATATTATAAGTTCCATAATAGATTTCTCCTAAAGATGCACCTCCCATATATCCTCCACCTATACCAGCTCTAGCAGCCGTATAAGTTCCTGCATTAATGACAGTACTACCTCTCTGCAATCTTAAATGTCCTGCATCGCCACTCCATGACATTCTTGCATTTAGAAAAATTATGACCTTATTACTTGCCGATGATGGTGTGATATTACATTCCCAAACTGTTCCACTTCCTGTTTCATCAGTGCCACTGATATCTGCGAAACTTGTACTTGTTGATGACCGAGCATCCGAATTAGTTGATTGAACTATTTGAAGAACTTTACCGCCAGCATCAGCCGCCCATTCAAGTTCCGCGTTTGTCGATGAATGGTTAGCACTCTTAATCTTAAGAACTTGACCAGCAGAACCCGTATCACCGGGAAGCTTGAGCTTTGTATGTATGCTGCTAGTCGGTGGCCCTACAAATGCTGCGGACCCGCCTCCTGATGCTGCTGTTATTTGTGCTTCGCCTGGCATTAGGATTTAGGAATGTCAGATTTAACCTTTTTACAGGCTGCGTAATAAGCTTTTAATTTCGTATCATCTCCTTCACTGTTCCAGTACATAGCATCCGCAAAATCTCCTAAAGAAGGATAGTTTTCTCTACGTTCATGCTTATAAATACTGCTCATGCTACTACCTCCATTAATGTGATACCAGAAGTTGCTCTTTCGCAAGCATAATCACTACTATCATCTCCAGATGTATTTATTTTAATATCTCTTGTTTGACTACTGTTATGATTAAATCCTAAATAATAAACGTGTTCATCACTTGCATTGGCAGGAGTATCTAAATAAGTGAAAGGTTGTGTGTAAGTTTGGTTGGTTTGATCTATTAGAGTTGATCCAAAACATAAATAAGCTGTGCCATTTGTAGCAGTATTGCTGCCAACCATTGCACCTGTACCGCTGCCTAATCGTCTATATATTCTAAAGGATAATGCTGTACTAACAGCAGCACCAACGCTCACATGACCCATAACTAATATTTTGTTTGACGCTGCTGTTGGAGTAATACCAATTCTTAAATTTGCATTGTCATATTCCCACCAACTTTGGGATGAGTTTTGTGCAGGGTGACTTTGACTAGCAACTCCACTGTTAAAATGCACACTCTTTACTTGAATGATTCCACCGTTAGAAAGTGCTCCTGCTGCGACAACTTCTGACCCTGGTATTCCTGCGCCAGCCGTAGCCAACCCAGTAAGAGTATTTGAAGCCCCGTTTAGAACAATCGTCATAGTTTTATATTAGCTAATAACTAAGCGACCGTTAATAGTCAATGTTGCACTAATTGTCAACGGTCCCACGCAATGTGCTCCTTTGCCTGACCCTATCGTGTAATTGTTGCTTAGTGTTCTATCGTTTTCATATAGGCAACCATCAGCCGTAGCCCCAGCGATACCAGTTAAAGCAGAGCCATCACCTGCAAAAGATGTCGCCGCTAATTGTCCAGAACTAGAGTTAAAAGTTAAGTTTGATCCTGTCTTTGCTGCAAGGTTCCCTGTCGCACCTGTAACAAAAGTAGGGAAGCAAGTTGTGTCTGAACTCTCATCAGCAACGGTAACTGTTGAAGCATTACCTACCGATACAGCCGCGCCCATATTGACAATAAAGTAATCAGAAGAAGCCGCAGGAGGTGAATCAAAAATTATATCTGTACCTGATACGACATAACCCTCAGTCATATCTCCTTGTCCAGAACCGTCATTTGGTTTTTGAAGAATCCCGTTAATCGAAACAGTCAGGATTTCGGCAGAGGTAGGGGTGACGGCTGTTGACGTTCCTTTAGTAACTAACTTAAATCGGTAGGCTGTACCGTTGAAAGTTGCAGAGCCTCCTCCTGTTCCGCTAGAGCTGGCAATATCTAAAAGGTCTGCTGCGCCAGTTCCTCCTGAGCCTCCTATCTCACCCCATGCACTACCGTCATATCCTTCATACTGTTCAAGAGTGGTATTCCATCTAAAATCACCTACTGCTGCTGAAGCGTCACGTTGGGCAGTAGTTCCTGCGGGGATTCTTAGACTTGAAGTATAGTTATGAGTCACTTTTCCCGTCAGGGTTCCGCCTGCAAGAGGGAGCTTTGTTGAGTCAGTTGCGCTATCAAGACCCCATGCTAAACCTGTCGTTGTTGAGCTATCAGCTTTTAAAACATATCCATCAGTACCAACCGCTAAACGTGAAACGGTATTATCTGCTGTACCTGCTAATATGTCCCCTTTTGCATCAACATCACTTTCCATTATTGCGCCAGCCGCATTAACGTTAGTGGCATCTGTTACGTCTGCACTAGCTTCTATACCGTCTAGTTTTGCGCCATCAACAGATAAATCTCTTCCATCAACAGTTTCAGTACCAGCACAAGTAATATTGCCAGAAATTTGTCCGCCAGCTTTAGGCAATGCCGCATTAGCTGTTGTTGCCGCTGCGTCCGCCGCGTCCTTAGAAACCTTAACACTCGCAGGAGTAGCCGCTTTAGTCGTAGATGTCGAAGAGGTTGAGTCTTCTAACTGAACGACACCTTCTGCGCTTGTAGTCCCATCAGGAAGATAAGCAGCCGCTATTACTGTCCCCTGCCATGTTCCTGTTCCAATAGTTCCAACAGAAGTCAGAGAAGAGCCAACAACAGAAGTCCCAAGAGTTGTTGAACTTAAAACTGATACGTTATTAACTTTGTATTCTTTGCCAGTTGCAATATTAACGTGCTGATTGAAATCCCATGAATCCGTTGAATCTGTCCAAGTAATCGTTTTATCTGACGATCCTTTTAAAGTAATGCCTCCTCCAGAGGCAGTCGTATCAGAAGGGGTGCTTACTTTTCCTATCGTTATATTTTTATCTTCTACATCTAAATTTTGAGTATCAATTGTTGTCGTAGTTCCATTAACTGTTAAGTTCGCGGCTATAACAACGTTTTGGGAGCTATCAACAGAAACCGCAGCCGTTCCACCTGTTACCAAAGCAACCGCATCAGCACCCGTTCTTAATAATCCTGTATTTGCATCACCATCAAACGCATAACCTGGAGTACTGGCGCTTGTCGAATTATCACCAAGAATTGCGCCGGTCATTGTGCCGCCGGTCTTTGGTAATCCGCCAAAAGCTGTATAACCTAAAGAACTCCAAGCTGTTGACCCATCGCCTAACTTTGCCTTCCCAGTGTCAGACTCGATTCCTATTTCTCCTGTAAGCAAAACGGGGTTAGCACTTGTCCAGTTACTAGCTGTATCAATTCTTTGTTTTTGTTTTGCTGTCAGTGTAAGAGGCATTGCTTAAGCTCCTGAGCCGTCGAAGATGTAATCCTGATTAGAAGTCGATGCCGACCCTGCTTCCAGGATATACTCCCAGGTGTCAGAAGCATCCTGTCCGTCAACTATTAAATCACCAATATCAATGGGGATAGTCTTTAATTCTACAGAAGCGCTCCATTTTGTAGCTATACCATCAGTAATAGTAATTGGGGCCGCGTATATCCAAGCAAAATCACTAACAAGAGCAACGGGAGGATCACCTAGGTATCCAGACCAACACGCTTCTGATAAATAAAAGATCTCATAACTTCCTTTTTGTCCATCAAAATGTGACCTTAAAGTTGTAACTTGGGCTTCTGTTAAATTCTCATATTCAAGTTGTAATTTCTGTTCGATTCTTCTATTACCACGTCTAAAACCTGCAACAGATCCCGCTAATGTTGTTTGAACAACAGCAGGGAAATCGCCCGGAATATACGTCCTAGCGGATGGAATAATAGAAGGATAGATAGCCATTAGATAGGTACGCTCTCTAATTCAATACTAGTGCTATAACTAATCGGTCCTGACATGCCTACGGTAAATGCCCCTGTATATCTCCACTGATAATCACTAGCGCTAATAGGAGCACCGCTAGCGTATCCGGCCCAAACTGCAGAAGGTAAATCAAAAGGGATTAAACTGCCTTGTTGTTCTTGATAATGATCTAAAAGTAACTTCATTTCTGCTTCTGTTAAGTACTCGTAAGCAATCGTCAATTTCTGTGCAATTCTGTCCGTACCTTGTAAAAATCGAACGTTACCACCTGATAACCCCTTATGAATCAACTGGGGAAAATCACCATATGTAATCGCTCTTGTGCGTGGTTCTAAGCTTGGGAAATTCGGCATTACTGAAGCACCGTAAAAGTTCCATTTAAGACTTCATTAGAAATCTCAGAAACACTAGATCCATTAACAGGAAAATGTGAAGCATCTATTTTTGTCTCGCCGTCTGCTGTATGTGAAACACTACTTACTTGATACCAATTTGTCTCAGTACGGTCAGCATCATCAGTGGACGATTTTCTTGTACGTGTAACTTTTATGATGTCAGTTGGAATTAAAGCAGTCGTTAATAATGGAGTTGATAAAGATATATTATGAGTTGAATATTTCCGCCTGGCTAATTCATACTTTGCATAAATGATGGCATGATCTGGATCAATACAAAAATCAGACATATCATATTGCTCTGTTGGTGCATCAATAGAAGTTGTCCCATACCTTACAGAAAGTGTTCGCTGTGCTCCTATAGTGGCAGGGTCATCAGTTCTATAAACACAATTAGCAATAAAACCTCTTCTATCTTCTACTGATAAATAAGTCTTAGAATAAGTCCCTGGAATAATATTGGCTTCAGTAAATGTAAGAGTAGGAGTTAAAGCAGTTACATCAATTGCATGACTACCATTCAAAGGTAATACAGGAGAAAACTTATAACGTCCGCCGTCAGAAATAAAAGCTAATAAAAAGAATGGAGATAGTTTAGAGATATATTCAATAATATTTACCGCCTGGGAAATAACACCGTTAAAGTGCAATTTATAAGTAGTTGCAAATGTAGCTAAATTCTGCAAATTCGTTAAGTTCATTGGCTGCACAATGTCCGCTGTATCATTACCAGATGAAAGCTTATATAACTTAAATAGATGCATTGTTAAATCAACAAATTGATTGCTGGCTGCCACGGTATAACTTGACCCTGATAAACCCGCACTATATAAATTCACCTTTGCGCCTTGTTCGTAAAAAATAGATAATTGCTCTGTTTGTGTGCTAAAACTACCTGAAGTTGGCAAAGGATTAATAGCACCTACACATTGGAGGAAAGTGATATCTGCATAACTAGAATTATCGGCTGTAGGAGTTGAGTCCGGGTCTTCTGTCTCTGATGCATGCCATTCATATTGCACACCAACCAAAGTGTTATCTGTCGCAGGATTAGAAGCAACAACTTGAGTATTAATAGTATTGTTTGTATATTTCCAAGCCCATCTATGATTACCGTTACTAATGCCATTCAACCCGTTCAAATAAGCCTGAGTTATTAAGCCAGCGTCTACACTTGCCTGGTTGATTGGCGGTTGAAATCCTAAAGCGGGATCATCAATCCAGTTCTCGGTACTGCCCGCTGGCTCTCCGCCTTCTAATGCGCCTGTTGTAGCGTTATATCTATAGTTGAATGGAAAAACAGTACTTGTTGTTGACCCAGCCCAAGAGTGATAAGCGCTTGTTATATCAGCACCCGTCTTAACATCAAACACACCAGTTAATTGGGCTGTAAACCCTGTATTAGTTAAATCCCCTGTCCCAATATTGCGCCAATTCATACCCCACCAAACGTTGCTAACATCTATCATCTCTCTTTCAGTAAATGAAGCTGTTGCGGTCTGTACTGACCCTAAATATGTAAGATTTTTAATCCCGCAAAAAAGCCCCTGGCCCGCTATCGGACAACTATTAGGCGAAGACGATAATTGAGACGCGGTTGCATATTTATGGCTAAGAGTTACTGTTGCATCAAATGAAAACTTAAGGTTTTTTAAGCCTGAATAAGCAAAATTAGTGTCTGGAGTACTCGCAACCTCACCAACGCTAATTGCATATAAAAACCGACCTTCAAACATTCTTGTCCCACTCTTTAAAAGGCTTGGGGCAACCCATACACCGCCTTTGTCAGAGACACGCTTACCAAATACCAAAGGTATTGTTTCACCTGTAGTTGCGATCTTTTGCTTTTGATTTAAATCAGAAGGAGGTTTTTTATCATTAGCTGCTGATGCATCAAAGGTGGCTACTGCCTGAGCTGGAGCGCTTTTAGGCTGCTCTGGCGCTGTGAACTCCTTGCTCTTTGGCTGTGGTCTCAGTATTTTCATTATTCTTTAATCTCCAAATTATTATTAATAAATCCAAGTTCCATCGGATGCACAAGGATACTTAAAAGCTTTATAGAAGTCGGTTTTTTTGCTCCTGTCAGTTCTACACCTGCCTTAGTTTTATAAACTCTTTTGTTATTTTCTACAAAACCAATGCACTCTTTTTCTTCCGTACCATCAGCACAGGTAATAGTGCAATCAGCAGCAAAAAGACAGTTTCTAAATTTCATGGCGAGAAGAATTGACCCATCAAATCAGAGGTTACTCTTCTAGGTGGTACTTGACCTTTGCCCTTAGAAAGAGCTGGACTAATTTTCCATGAAGCCGACTCATCACTCATAGATGCCGACTCAATAGTACCAATATATCTAGAAACTAACTGAATACTTGCGGCGTGTACTGCGTCTTGACCTACATTTTGTTGATATAAAGTACAGATCACTAAGCGATCACCTGTAAGAGCTGTATCTGTTAAATCATAAATAGTCGCTGTATTAGCAAGAGACAAAGAAAGACTGCCAACGTTTGCTGCTTGTATGGACCCAAACCCATTAGCATCAAAAGCCAAATAAGAATATTCAATCCCAGTTGCGACATCACTATCAACACCTGCTAATGACTGCGCTGATTGATAGAAGTTTTGATATGAATTACTTGGATTACGTTTATTGCTTCCATCAAGAACATTGGCTTTGTCTGCGTAATATTCAAGAAAACAAAAAAGATCCTTCTGAGTATTAGCCATTTAACTCATTCCTAATTGTTGTCTAAGTTGCATGTCTCCAGCTAATAAATCTAATGTTTGATTAACCCCCTGTTGAACAGCCTTTGTCATATCAGTAACAGTAATGAAGTTTGTTCCATCAACTTGCGAGACTGGTCCCGTGGTTATGTTGATATTCGCATTACCTGTAAAACCACCCTCTGCGAATCGTTGACCGCCAGGAACAGCAGCTGCACCTCTAACACCTCCTAAGTAATTTCTAGAGAAGGCCGCTGCCTTGTTTGCAGGTACGAGGTATTCTCCGCCTGCTTCTCCTGCAAGGACACTCGTCGGGCCTGTTAATAAACCACCTGCAGCAGCACCTTTCTTTTTCCCTCCCTTGCTTTTGCTCTTTGAGCCAGATGCTTTTCTCCTACTAAGCAAGCGTTGTGCTGCTTTAAATATACCCATAGCCCATGTCCAAAAGGCATTAATCCGCGAAGTAAATGACGATATTAAAGATTGGAAAAGTTGACCAACAACATCTATGGCAGCCTTAAACGGAGTCGTTACTATTTGAACAACCTGTGAGAATGCTTGCCCTAAAGCACTGACAACAGTCGGGCCAATCTGCACAAACCCTTGTGTCCAATTAACAATTTGAAGTCCTAGCCAATATCCAAATTCAGTCAACTTATTCCATATCCACTGAACCGCAGGAATAACTACATCTTTAACAGCTACAAAGGCAACACCAATCCCTGCTATAACTGCAACCACCGTTCCGATAATTGGCAATACTCCCGACAAGGTAAGCCCTAAAGTCGAAACAATCGTTACGACAGAAGCAATCACAGGCAAAGCAACCGTTATCCCTACAAACGCAGCCCCAAGGCCAGCGACAAGGAATCCCAAGCCAGGAACTTTGTTCAACAACCAAGAGAAGCCCTGAATCATTGGAGCAATTGCTTTCATAACGCCATTAATTGCAGGTAAGAAAGAGGTGCCAAAGGTTATCGACAATTCACTAAATGCGTTTTTTGCAATCTGCATTTGTGACGCAGTAGTGCCGACCTGCTTCATAAACTCCTTATTCGTACTTCCTGCAAAATTCGTTGTGTTTGCAACTAGTTCTAACGCCTTATGGTAATTGTCCATATTTCCGATCATCTGGTTAATACCTCTCGCCGCTTGCTCATCAAATAGCTTGGTGATCATTCCCAATCGTTCAGGAGCTGGTAACTGATTAATTCTTTCGAAGACTTCTGTAATTGTTCCAATTGCATCCGCATGGAATTTGGCAGAGAACGCCTTACTTGCATCTTCAACTATTTTCTGGCTTGCTGCTTTTGCCGCTTCCTTGCCTTCTGCCTCTTCTTTCTTAATTGCTTCTATTCGTGCCTTTTGACGTTCTCTAATAGCCTTTAGCTCGACTTCTTTCTCGTCATCTACACGCCGTTTAACATTAGTAAGCCTATCTCTTGCAGCGCGTCTTTGGATTTTTAAGTCTTGTTTAAGAGCGTCCCGAACCATGTCAATGCGCTCGTCAAAGGAATCTCTAATTGCATCAACGTCACCTTTTCCAGACTCTCTAGCAATCTTTAATCTATCCCTCATCTGTCTTCTTAGAGCCTTGATCTCCTGGTCTGCTCTATCCCTTAGAGCATCTGTTATCGCTTCGTTTTGATCATCCATTCCATCTCTTAAAGCCGTCATCTGGTCTTGATAACGCCTATTTAATTCTTTTGCTATTTGATCGGTTTCATTTCTGGCAATTGCAATACGCTCACTACTTTGCCGTTCGACTTCTTCTGTAAGCCTTTGTTCAGCTCCTGCCGCATCATGTTGGATAAATCCAAGCTCAACTAACGCATCAATCTGCTGTGCAGTCATGCTTGAGCCTTCTGCTAAACCAGTTGCAAAGTTCCTGAAAGCAGTTGCAGCCACACGAGTTTCAACACCCGCGCCAATCATTGCCGTTCCCAACGCTGCTGTTTGTTCAGCCGTAAAACCTGCAGCCTTACCTGTACCAGAAGCTCTATTCATAAACTCTAAAATCTCGTCTGAACTAGCTGCAAACTGGTTACCAAGCTCGTTCATTGCATCGAACAATAACTTGACTTCAGGTTGAGATTTACCTAATGCAGTCTTCATTCTTGCCATTGAAATCGCTGCTTTCTCAGCCGTAATATCAAAAGCAGTCGCTACCTCGCCAACATCAATCGCAAACTCTCTCATCTTCTCCCTGGGCACACCTGTTTGTCCGGCTGCCGCATATATATCTGCAATCCCTTTAAGGCCAATAGGCAAGACACGACCTAAAGCCATAATTTCTTTTTTAAGCCCCTCTACCTCGTTCTTATTCATATCCTCCATAACCTTCAAGACACCTGCCATCTTGTCTTCAAAATCAACAGCAGACTTAGCTGAGATCGTCATGGCCGTGCCTATAGCCGCTGCCCCTACCGCAGCCGCTTGAAAAGCCTTTGAGCTAAGCATCCCTTTAAATGCTGAAGCCGCGCCAGCAGCAGCCTTTTCTGTACCTTGTAAAGCTTTCTCTAGCTTCGTAACATCCTTAACACCACTTACGTCAGCAACAATCTTCAAGGCTGCCGTCATATTAAAAGCCATGACTACTTCCTCCTTGCTTTACGTTGAGCATCTTTTTCAGCTTTTTCCTGCTGTTTTGCGATCAATTCAAGCGTTCTGTTTTCCATAACTTGAAGATCGTCAAATAAATCACGTATGTCTTTTACATCATAGATGTTGCACAATTGAATCACTACCCCATAATCCAAACCGATAACACCTGAAGGTCCAGACCTCCACTGAGTAGAGCAAAGCATAAACATATTCACTACCTCTTCATGTTCAGGCCATACTTCGTAATCCTTCACTTTTAATAGGTGATCAGGAAGCTCTAAGCCATACAATTCGCAGTCCTTCTCTAACTGTTCAGTCTCCTGGCTGCTGTCTCCTTTAAACCAATAGTCAACAGCCCCTGTCAGTTTTTTCTTTTAGCCGTCTCCAAACTCTCGAACCAAGTGCGTACTATTTGAGAGGCAACAGTTGGGATTTCTAACATTTGGTTAAGAGTCGTATCGCTAAATTTAATTTCCTTGTTGTCATCATCGATAACACCAGACCAGCCGCATAGAACTTCACGAGCAGCAGCTTGGTCTTCTAATACCTCCTCATCATCAGCAATACCGACTTCAATTCGCTTTGCTAAACGAATAATCTCGTTAATACGTGTTTGAGGAAGACGACGAAATTCACCTTCAAAGGTATGTTTCTCCTTTCGTCCACCTGACTCGGCAGGAAGGACTAGAGATACAGGCCACGTAAATGTGGCCGACTGCTTCAAAATGAAACTCATCTAAAAAGAATATCTGTCCTACGTAGGCTAGTCGATCTTCACATTATGTAAAGGTAAGGGTTAGCTCATTATTTCCAGCCCCGCTAGGAGAACAAGTAAATGAACTCTCTAATGTTATGACTCCATCAGAGTCTCCATAGGTTGGAGCACCCATACTGGAATATGGCGCTGATATGGTGACAATATTGCCTGCAGTTTGTCCGTGTTGGAAGGTGTTATTCCCCGTCACTTCCGATGTGGCTTTTGTCCAGTAGTTGAAACTGCCAAGAGCAGGGGCCTCAATAGTCAAGGTTCCTGAAGGCTTTCTGTCGGTAATCATGACTTCTTCTGTCCCTCCGACCAGCTTCCTGTGAACGACCTCGTTGTTTAAATCAAGAGACCATGCCTCAAGAGCTGCGGCGTTCCCCATGTATTGGAAGGCAGAAGTGTTACCAGACTTAAAGAGAACAGGATCGGCTTGATTCTGGTATGTCTGAGTGGGTTGTGTTGCTGCCGCCGGGTTGTTGTACTTCCCTGTAAATTCAAAATCGACTGTTGGCACTTCGTTCAAGGAACAGTTGATACTGAAAGTTCCTCTTGCGCCTGTTAATTGGTGATTGGTTCCGTCTAAATTCACGCCAATCGTGGCACTACTGAACGCCGAAGAAACCGGTGCGTAAACAACCGATGTACCTGAGTTAACTGTCTCGCTAAAACCACAGGCCTTTAAGAATACACTCAAACCTTGGTTAGCTGTACCCGCAGCTCCACTACCCGCAAGCTCAATGCTGAACGTCATCGTTGCACGCTGTGCGCCTAACAATGTCTCATAGTTACCGAGATAAGCACGCACTAGCGTCCTTTCGACCTCGTCTACTTCCAGTGGTGTGATCTCCAGCTCTCTGACTAAGATGGCGTTCGCCGAACCTGAAGGAGACGAATCGACACCATAACTGGATTCAGTCTTTCCTATCAGTGTTATCTTTCTTGCTAGTAGAGCCATTGTCAGTTTCCTCAGTTAAAGATTCAGGGTTAGGAGCTGGCTTGGTCTGCTCAATGAGCTTTCTCTTGCCAGTTTTAGGATCTAGGAGGTAAGTACCACCTTGTCCAAGGGTTTCATCGTCCATGTTAGACGTATTTAACTAATAAACTAATTTAGTTTAGACGTTATGAGCTTGTTAGGTCGGCAACAGCAGTTCTATACCTTACGAGATAATCACAACCGATGACAGCGCTAGGTTGATCAGCATCTACTAAATCAAACGTTACATTGCCCGGTTGAATATCTATTGCATATCCTCCAAGCGTTAAATCAGCCAGAAGCTTGCTATGCATTGACTCAATAACTGGGTCTGCAACTTCATATGGTGTTGTACTTGCTGAACCCCTACAAATTACCGACACACGAACAGTGAGAGACCAGTCTAATTTTGGCAAAGAAAAACTCGCCTCTGAATTATCACTAATTGGCTCAATAACAATTGCTGGAGATTCTCCACGCGAAATTGCTGTGACTCGTTCGCGATAGATATTTGTTCCAACACCACCTGCTGTACCAGCCAAGGCAGTTTTAATTGCATCAAGGATACTTTCTCTCTTTGTAGTCATTATGTTTTCTGAAGTGAGATTTCAACAAACGTTCCATCATCTAATTTGCGCGTTTCTCTAACGGTATAAGCAACGCTATCGCATGTAATCGAATCACCAGAGACTAAGTTACCAAAAGAAGAGTTGAGAGCTGTTAACAAATAATCAGTAAAAATAATTGTGCCGTCTATCAAGTCCTCGGAAGGCTGATCCAGTATCGCGTCAGCCGTAACAGAACCGGCTGTACAAGACACTCCGAAGTCCGCGAGGTAGGCATTTAAAGTTGTTGAATCTTCACTCAGCGCCATCAGTAGTTACCTTGGGCTTCTTTGCTTTTGGCTTTGGTGGACAAGCTGGGGCCTCAATAGCTTCAGTGGCCTTACCTTGTCTTATTAAATAAGTAGCGTCTGCTTCAGGAAGATCGTGAACTTCTCCCTTGCCTAAATGTTGACCACTAACACCAACATTTCGTGTAATTTGTACTTTCATGGATACAAAAAGAAAAAGAAAAGGGGGCCGAAGCCCCCTCCCTAACTACTAAGTAGTAACATCCAAGATGGCTGAAAATGCACTTGCTTGTCTTACGCCGACATCAAGAGTAGTGATCGCCCTGACGCTAGTTAAAGCTTTCTGGAAGTCTGTGTTATCAGAATCAGAAACCGCAAGCTCCATTCCGTTACCCCAGAAGCCGACAATGGCTTGAGAGAAGTCACCGAATAGAACAGCAGAGCAGCTTCCGCTTGTGGAGCCCTTGGTCAAGTTAGAAGGAACTTGATTAGAAACGCCTATGCGATAGCCGTTAACAACGCCTGGTGTAGCACCACGGCCAATTCCTGAAAGATCTGTGTTCCAAAGGAATGATCCGTTACCAGCAGCAGATCCACCGGCCCTTAATTGCTTAAGTGCAGAGAGAACTTTTGCATTGGTGACATAACCCATGTTGTCGCCACCAGCGTTATCAATAAGAACTTCCTCTTCTAACTTAATGATATTTTCTAAGGTAATATCTGCACCATTTGTTCCACCAGCAACTGAACCAATGCCAGAAGTCTGAAGGATACCTGTTGGCTGACCAGATGAACCTGAACCATTAAGGATTGCAAGGTCTACACCAACATTTACGGTGTCAGTTAGATCACGCTTCACAAGGGCTTCTATGCCAGGAGTTGCCTGAAGAAGTGTCTGCCTAGAGTACTTACTTAAGACCCCATAGTTTTTAGGACTTAATGAGATCTGATCAAAGGTACTTTCGGACTGTGTGATAGCAGTAGTTTCGGAAGAGAGCCAGTAGCCTGTGCTAACACCGGACCTTCTAGGAATGGCCACATCCCCTACTAGACCTGGGAGAGTGCGGACTCCCATTCCTATCATCAAAGTGTTATTTCTTAAGGCTTCAATGAAATCTTCAGCCTTTAACTCTGTCTCAACTAAGTTGCCTCCTGTCGTGGCTCCGCTAGTCACGTACGTTGCCCTCTTTTGCAGAGCTGAGTATGGAATAAGGAAGCTTCTGTCGGATGTTCGTTTAACACCAGAACGCTCAACTTCGTTGCTTAATTCTCTAACGAATCCAGCCTCACGTGAAGACCAATCGCCTGTAATTGCAGCACGAAGTCCAGCTGTTATTTGATAATCAGCAGACTCTTTTTCGTTTAGTTCTACAGGAGCAACAGTCTCAACTGGCTTTTTGGAAATTGCCTCAAGAGCCTTAGTACGAGTCTCTTCAATGCTCATTCCATTATCTTCTGCAACTTTTGCAAGCTCTGGAAGATTATGTGTTGCACAAAGCTCACGAATTGATGCAACTCTGGCGCGTTCCTTGCTAAGAACAGATTTCTCTGCTTCAGCACGCACCACTTCTAAATCAGGAGTGGTAGACATTTCTACTTTTTGGATAGGGGGTTTAGGGGGTGGTGCGACAGGAGTCGCGACTACAGCGTCTGCACGCTGCTCTTCTGCCATATTAGATGTCTCTTGGTCAGTAGCCATAGCTCGGCCCAAACCAATCGAAAAATCTGCTGGCACGCTGACCAAAGATACCTCCGCCGGAGTGAACGAGGTCACCCGGTAACTGGAGTCATCGATAGCCTCGGTTTCATTTACAGAATAACCAAATGAGACATTGCGGTATATCTTATCCCGAACTAGATCGAGAGCTTCGCTTCCGAGCGCATTCTTAGCAAAGCGAACTTTAACTCGGCCCTGCCGTTTTTCTGAATCCAACCAGCCTTTTTCTACAACACCGACTATTTTGTCGACATCATGATTTAGCAATAAAGGAGCTGAAGAATTTAGCCTAGAGAAGTCAATAGAATCCTCCTCATGTACTAACACCTCATCGCCTAAATAGCCTCTGTTGACAGGGGTTTCAGAACTAAAGGGGAACTCAATCGTGCGTTCTTCTGTGTTGAGGTTTCGAAACTCAACAGCACCGAAATCACGAGTCTGAGTCTGCGCTTCCAGGTCGCGCTTTTTTTCCTCCATTGGATTCAGATTCGACTTTCTCATCTACTGTACTCACTTCTTCCTTTGTAGGCGTTGAAGCAGGATTAGTATCAAAGGCTAAGTTTAGTTGAGCAGCTTGATCGACTTCGCGTTTTCTGCTCGCCATTAATTCTTCTAAGTCTCCTCCTGACTCGGCGACTACTTGAGCTTGGGTCTTGAATCCTGCTTTAACTGCTTCCTTTGCAGCTTGAATTTCTTTTTGAGGATCAACATAATTCCAGCCTCTAAATAGCCACCTTACGCGTTTAAAGCGATCTGGTTCTGTCTCAAAAGTAGGTAAGTCAAGAGTATTACCAAGAACAGCTAGCTCTAACCATTGGTCAAAGACAGGCTGGAAGAAGCGCTCTTGTAAGAAGCCTTGGATCGTTCTGTAATGATCCCGATCCTCGATAAGACTCAACCTTGAGGATGAGTAGTTTGTTTGTGAAAAGTCACGTGAAACTGACTCGTAAGAGACACCGCATCCACTCGCGAGCCCTCGCAACATTGCGCGAAGGAACGGCTCAAATTCTCCGCTAGGAGCATCCAATTGCGGGACATGTGCGGTCTCACCAGGAGCGAGGTACTTCCACACCCCAGGCTGAAATTCAGAAACACGCTCCTCGTCCATAACTTCTCCACCGGGGTCAAGCTCTCCTTCGGGTGAGGAAATGAAACCCATCAAACTACTGGCTGCTCTTGCCCTGATAACACTGGCTTCTTGAAAACCCGACAAGTGGTGTAAGTCCTGTAAAGCACTCGCTAACCAACTGACCCCACGAGTCTGACCAGGCCTATCGGCAATAAACAAATGAATAACTTCTGAAGCCGGAAGTATCATGTGGCGTTTTTCACCCACAGGAGTAGGGAATGGTGTGTCGCCAGGATGTTTCTTGAAGAAGGCGTATCTTTTAGCACGCTGAAAAGCATCTCTTTCGATACCCATTCGCCAACTAGTCGTCTTACTTGGCGTGCCTTCGTAGTCGTCATCCAATTGATCACTTTCCAGCAGCTCAAGCGCAAAAGGAACCTTACTTCTGCCAAATGGCCTCTTAATTAGCCTTACGAAGACTTCTCCAGACTCAAATAACGATTTAACAATTAAACGAGACATATCGTCTAACGAATCTCGACCTGAAGCAGAGCATGAATCGTATCGAATCCACTCCTTCCAAGCCGCTTCTATCGTGTCATTAATTTTTGTATCAAGTTTTCCTCCTCGGAGCTTTCTTACATCGCATTGGATACGAACACCAGTGCCGATTACGTTCTGGACAATAGACCGTTGAGCTTGACGAGCGTAGACGTTATCCCTGCAAGTCTGCCTTGTCCGTTGTCGAAGTCTTTTATTACTTGACTTGATTTCGCTATCAGCACTCGTCGCTGCAGCAAACCAATTAGAAGTCAGGCGACCTGAGTTTGCACCTGCGTACATCCGCCGCCGAGGAGCAATAGCTTTCACATCCTGATTACCAGGAGTGAAGAAGCCTTTCCAAGCATTAATTAAACCCATCAGAACCTCACGAATAAATTATGCGGATTACCCAGACCGTTCGCGATCATGTTGGCCTTCCGTTCTCGAACAATTGCTGCTTTTAATTCGCTTAAACGAATCCGCAAGCTATCCATATCAACACGTTTAAAGGTCCTATTCCCTATCCTGTACTCCTGTGCTCCATCGTTAAACTTCCTTAAAGCCACCTCGATATTGTCTCGATCTATCTCGTTCTGTGTTCTTCCGTCATAAGCCCCAGGCGTTCCTTCATAAGTAAGTTGAGCCTTAACCTCAATCTTGCCTTCATAAAGAGTTACTTCATCACCTGTCTTAGTCGCGCGCGCCTGAAACCACCAGAAGCCTGCATCCATAGTCGATGTTGAGGCAGACGTAATGACGAACTCCCATCCGTCGTTATATGCCGTACCAATTATCTCCTTTGCTTCTCCTGAAGCATTAGCACGAAGATAATACTTGCAAGTGTAATCCGCACTAGTTACGGATTCGTTAAGCCAGTTAACACTCGACGGGTCTCGCCATCGAATAGTGTCCCCTGCTCTGAATAAACTCGGTATTGGCAAAATTACACCTCACCATTGGTTGATATAACCCTTATTAAGGGGCTGTTTAGATTTTAGAGGCTTCTTTTGCTTAGGATTAGTCCCTTCTAATATTCTTTTAGAGAATTGATCCCATACCGTTCGTCTGTCATAACGCATATACATAGAGCAAAGGGCTGCATACGCATATACCAAGGTATCGAGACTCTCATTGCGAGCATTAGGTTTTTTGATCCATTCCCTATGTGCAAAACCGCCTCGGTTATATCGCATCACTTGCTTCTCTGCAGTCAGCTGTTCGAAATACTCCTCTGTTGTAGACATATGAAAATGCAAATAACCTGGCCCTACTTCGTTATGTTTCAAACGAGAAAATAAAGTGTTTTTAATTGTATCGGACCCAACTGGGTAAACATGAGCACCCTTCTTTAGCGACCTGCCCTTGTAATTAACGTCTACTTTGGTCGGTCTACCAATAGCTGGCTTGTTTCTTTGCGACTGACCTTTAATAGCTATAACTCCCTGCCTACCTCTTTGTCTCGCATACTGATAAACCTCAGAAGTAAAGTGTCCGCCAGAGTCAATGGCTATTGCATCGGGTCTTATCTTTGCACCCGATTCATGAGGCCATTCACGAAGAATAATTTCATCGAGCTGTTTCCATATCTCGGGTCTACCAGGATCACCATAAATTTCCTGGTGAAATAGAAGCCATCCTTCCTCGCAATCTGATGGCCCACGCCATGCAAAGACAGAGATTGCTAAACGATTGTCCTGAACGTCAACGCCTACCGTAAGAGCAAGACTATCTTTTGGCATAACGCCTGGTTCGTAATGCTCGCAACGCTCCATAAGAGCATTGGCAGAAACTTTCGAAGCATAATCCTCCTCCCAAGTCTCTCCGAGGATTGTATTAACCCAAGTTTTCAGTCTTGGAGCATCGTGTTTACTTCGCAGGAAGTCCTCGCATACCTCTTCCCATGATTTCCAACCGAGTGGACTATATAAAGACGAAAGATGAAACCCTGCAGTCTTGCCATCTCCTTCTGCTGTTGGTATCCATTGTCCTGCACTTAAAAGTTCTGTTTTATGCGATTCTGAAAAACGCTCGTGGCAATGCTCACATTCATATTTAACAGTTGAGGGTTTTTCGTCTTCCATTTTTAGTTGCTGCCACTTCAGCCAATCCATCGCACCGCATGAAGGACAAGGAACGTGGTAATACCTTTGATCACTTAACAAGAACTCCGTCTCGATTCTCGAATAGTCCTTTATTGTCGGCGTGCTTGCCATAAAGATTTTACGGCGACTGAAAGTTGTCGATCTACGTTCAGCAAGCGTTACAGGATCGCCTTCCCCTTCCACGTCCGTAGGAAACGCATCCACCTCGTCCAGAAAAATATAACGGCAAGGAGTAGAACGAAGACCAACTGCACTATTAGCTCCTGTAAGAAGCATCATCCCACCGGGGAACTCTTTAGAGAACAATGTATTCCCTGAGTCCCGCGACCTTGGCGATGCAATCTTTTCTGAAAGACAAGGAGTATCATCAATCATGCTTTGAAGACGCTGCTTCGATAATCTTTTGCTTAATTCGACAGTAGGTTGAACCGCAAGTAGAGGTCCTGGTGCGTGGGAGATTATATAGCCAAGCCAATTGCTACCAGCCTCTGTCGCACCCAACTGCGCGCCTTTCATAAAGACAACACGCTGAATTGGATCTGATGCCGACAACGCATCCATTATTCCTCTGAGGTAGGGAGTTCTCTCCGTTCTCCAACATCCAGGTTCTGAAGAAGCGCGACTTGAAAGCATTCGATGAGCATCGGCCCATTGACTTACCGTCAGCTCCTTTTCAAAACGGAGACACTCAAGCGAATAGTCAATTAATTCATCAATAGCTGTTGCCACTTAAATTCTCCAACGCTGAACCAATCTCACGCATAAGCATGGAGTGGATTTTTGTTTGCTCTGTCTCAGCAGCAATAATTGGGGCTACTCGATCAGGGATCGCCTTCAAAGAATCCCTTAAACCCATGTGCATCTTTGCTAAATGAAGCTTCATCTCAGCCTTATCCACTAGCTTTTCACTTTTCAATCGATAGTCCAACTCACATAAACGAGCAGTAAAAGCCTCCCGAATAGCACGACTCCTAGCAAAACTAGGCACAGCGCGTTGATCTGCCTCTTGTTTGCGTAATGCACCCTCTAGGTCTGGTGCGCCGCTTGTGCCGCCTCTGTCCGGCGACTTAGTGCCTTCTATCTCCCTGTCCAAGGCTTCCTTGTCAGAAATCATATATGTCCTGCCTTTTTTCCTAAGACTCGGCAAACGACCCGCAGCAGCCCATCGAATTAAGGTCGTATAAGGAACATCAACTTTTGCCGCATATTCTTTTAAAGTCATATAGCGACCACCTCCATTTGTTCATTTGCAGAGCGACAAATAGCGGTTTTAGACGTATATTCCTCCCATCTTTTTACTATTACGTCGCAATAACGCGGATCTAGCTCCATTAAGCGAGCTTTACGTCTTGACCTTTCGGCAGCGATCATTGTCGTCCCTGATCCGCCGAAGGAATCAAGAATAACCGCACCCTGTTTACTTGAATTGCACATTTGATATTGAAAAAGGTCAACAGGTTTCATAGTTGGATGCTCTGTACTTCGTGTGGGCCTGTCAAACTCCAGGACCGTTGTCTGTTTGCGATCTGTATTCCAAGTGTGCGCTGCTCCTTCTTTCCATCCATACAAGCAAGGTTCATGCTTCCAGTGATAATCCTGCCTTCCTAAAACCATCGACTGCTTTACCCAAATCAAACATTGCCTTACGCGCCAGCCCATCTCATCAGCAGCACCTCGAAAGTTCAAGCCTTCAGAATCAGCATGCCAAATATAAAAACCTGCTCCGGCTTTCATTACCGCATCAGCAGCTATATAAACATCAACAAGGAACTGTCTAAATTCCTGTGGCGACATTGAATCGTTTTCAATAACTAGCTTGTCCTTTGTCTTGCCCTCGTACTCCACGTTGTAAGGAGGATCAGTCAACCAAAGATCAGCCTTTTCGCCATCCATCAACCTCTCTATTTGTTGAAGATTGGTTGAGTCACCGCAAAGAAGACGATGGTCGCCGAGTATCCATAAATCACCTGGCTTAGTAATTGGATCTTCTGGCGGTTCAGGAATTTCATCCGCGTCACCTTCGTATTCTGGCTCCAATACTTCAGGCATCAGATCAGTTAATTCTTCATCGCTAAAACCAAGCAGACTTATATCAAAGTCATCGCTAACCAGATCTTTTAATTCGCTTCTAAGAAGCTCCATGTCCCAACCAGCGTTTAAAGCTAACTGGTTGTCAGCTAAGACATAAGCTTTCCTCTGCCTTTCGCTTAGATGATCGAGAACTACTACTGGAACCGTAGATAAATCTAGTTCATACGCAGCAGTCAGACGACCATGCCCGGCAATAATTCCGTCGCTGCTATCAACCAGGATGGGATTGGTAAAACCAAACTCAACGATTGACTTTGCAATTTGTGAAACTTGCTCTGGACTATGTGTCCTCGCATTTTTCTCGTATGGCTTCAATCTATCTAGTGGCCATAACTCTATTCTCTGTGCCATTTGCACTGAGACATTAGGTGTCAGATCGTCTACCAATGAATCGAAAACCACTGTTATGATTTTAGACGTTTGAAAACCAAAATGCCGGTTTT